CAGCCAACTCAATCAGTATCTCGGTGCGCTTGTTCAAGTTTAAGTGCGTGAACTTTTTTGAGCCAATCTTTGAATGACTTGTTATCCCCATACCGGGCATGGTCTTTTCTGCATAGGGCCATCAGGTTTTCAATCACATCAGCGTGTTTGCTTCCACCCATGCCACGTGCTTCGATGTGGTGAATGTCCACAGCTTGTGCGCCACACACCTCACAAGGAATGAAATCACTTTTGTCATAGCCGAAATGGTCAAGATATACCTTCGTGTGCTTCTTCACAGCACAAAGTTTATTCGTAAAAGGTCTATTTTATTAAATTGTGGATAACTTTAACACAAATAATTTAACAAAAAGTATTGCAAGTATAGAAAAGTATATTACATTTGCAGCATGGAAAACACAAAAACACCTTTTGAAATGGGCTGGATAGCCAGTCAGCAGTTTAATTACTACGAAACCGAAGGCGAAAATCCTTTTGAACTGAACTCGGATGAGTTCAAAGAATGGGAAAAGGGATGGTCGTGGTACATAACCCAAACAATCGAATGGGAACGTGACGAGCAAAGCGACATAGATTACCACGAAAATCAACAATATTGCAACGAATAATTTGGAAATCTAAAATCTTTGTTTTATAATTGCATATCGGAACAACAGGATTAGACCCCCTGCCGACAATACAGAGCAATGAACAATCACATAACTAACACCCACGCAAGTAAAAGGTCGGCTATCTCTGGGCCGGGTCTAACCTTTGAAAGTGTGGGTGTTTTTTTTATGAACATTTACAAACCAACACCATTACCGGTCACATATTGTGACGAACAAATCGCAGAACTTGAACTGCGCAAAGAGTATGAAAATTACAGGCGAGAAAATCAGGTCATCACGTTATTACAATGTGAGTACTTATGGATGAAACTTGACCTGCAAATCATCTACTACCAGCAATGCAAAAAATTAACCTTGAAAGGACAGAAACAATGAGTAAAGACCCAGCATTCCTATTTTATTCCAGCGACTTCCTGACCGGAACAATGCTATTGACTATGGAACAAAAAGGAAAATACATTACCCTGCTATGCCTACAACACCAAAAAGGCATACTGACTGAAAAAGATATGTTACAGATATGTGGCACATATGATGAAGATATATTTTCAAAGTTTGTAAAGGATGAAAATGGTAACTACCTAAATGAAAGATTGTCTGCGGAAGTTGAAAAACGTAAGGCATATTCCGAAAGCAGGAGAAACAACAGAACCAAAAAAGATATGAATAACATATCTAAAACATATGTTGTACATATGGAAAATGAAAATGAAAATGTAATTGTAAATAAAAAAAGAAATACAAATACAATACCCACACTCGAAGAATTTTGCCAATACGGGATGAAAGGACTGAAACCCGGTTATCGTTATCCTATTGAAGCCAAATACAATCAATGGGTGGAAGCCGGGTGGGTTGATGGTCACGGCAAAAAGATTAAGAACTGGAAAACCAAACTTTCAAACACCATCCCATTTTTGAAACCTATGGAAGTTGAACAGGCGAAGGCCATAAATTATTTACCATGATTGAACAACAAATTCTCGGAACGTGGTTGCAAGGTAAGCAACTTGACCTTACTGCAACAGTACGCAGCGAATGGTTCACCGTACCAAAATACCGCACCCTATGTTTGACCATGCAGGCGATGTACCTAAATAACGAGCATATTGACAACGTGGCGGTGGTAATGAAGCACCGTGACATGGCAATGGACATCGCAGGGTTAAACAATTACTACACAGGCGAAGGCATTACCCGGTTGGTTTCAATGTTGCATCAGGAATACATCCGAAAAACCCTGACTATTGACTTGACAAAAATTGTCAATGACCTGACCAACGGAAGTGAAATAATGCAGTCCATGTCGGAAGTTCAAAAAACTATTGATGAAATACAACTGAACGAAAGCGGACAAGCTGTTGACCTGATTACTCTACTCGGTGACCGCTTCGACAACTTGGAGAAACGAAGCAAGGCAGAAATCAAAACGATAGGACTACCAACCGGGTTCACCAAACTTGACAAGTACATTGGTGGTTTTGTACCCGGTGAAAACGTGGTGGTGGCAGGTCGTCCCGGCATGGGTAAGACAGCATTCGCAGTCAGCATCGGGATTGCTCATGCAAAGCTGGGTGGCAGGGTTATAATGTTCAGCATGGAAATGTCAAAGGAACAACTTGCAGACCGCATACTTTCATCTTTGGGCCGGGTGGACAACCTGAAAGTCCGTAACGCTGATGTGAATGAATTTGAATTGGAAAACATTGCACGTGAATTACTGCTGATTGATTACAAATTTCAAATCGAAGATAGCACAATGCTTGACATTGCCCAAATAAAAACCCGAATTAAGACAATGAAAGTAAAACCCACACTGGTAATTATTGATTATATGCAACTGGTAAAATCCACAGGCGGTAAAAACCGGGAGCAGGAAATAGCCAACATCAGTAGACAATGCAAACTGATAGCCAAAGAATGCGGATGCACCGTGATGCCATTGTCGCAGTTAAACCGGGGTACAGAGGAAGGAAACAGCCGACCAAAATTGGCAAACCTACGGGAGTCTGGGGCAATAGAACAAGATGCGGACACGGTGTTATTCCCTTACCGCCCTGATTACTACGAAGCCCAAAAGAATGGTGGCAACCCACCTGAACTTGAAGACGCTGAACTGATAATCAGCAAGTGCCGGAACGGGATGACCGGAACGCTGCAATGCAATTTTATGGGAAAAACAGTTGAATACATTTTTTAATATAAAAAATTAAACTATATTTGCACCATGCGACACGGCAGTTTATTTTCAGGCATCGGTGGGTTTGACCTTGCATCCGAATGGATGGGATGGGAAAACGTATTTCACTGCGAGTGGATGGAGTTTCCACGAAAGGTATTGGAATACTACTGGCCGGAAGCTGACAGCCACATTGACATTTGTAAAACTGATTTCAAAAAATATGCAAACAGAATTGATATTCTCACAGGCGGATTTCCCTGCCAACCATTCTCCCTTGCAGGAAAGCGAAAGGGAACAGATGATGAACGCTACTTGTGGGGCGAAATGCTACGAGCAATACAAGAGATTAAACCCACATGGGTCATCGCAGAAAATGTCTTTGGTATCACAAATATTGATGGCGGACTGGTTTTCGAGCAGGTGTGCCTTGACTTGGAAGCTGAAGGGTACGAAGTTCAACCGTTTGTTATTCCAGCTGCGGCCAAAAACGCACCGCACCGAAGGGATAGATGCTGGTTTATTGCCTACTCCGAGAGCGCAAGAACCGGGTCGAACATCGGAAGGTTATGGTGCGAGTTTGACAGATGTAGTGAAGGGCTACAAAAAAATGGGAATGCTACCTACACCACAGGCAATGGACTCAATGACAAACCCACCACGGAAAATAACTGCATCGGGCAGAATAATAAGCAATCAAGGACACAATGGAAGCGCACCATTGAAAGATTTGGCAATGAATGGAATGCTACCGACACCGAGAGTATTTGCATACAAGGACAGCGCAACAGACAGGGGAAAAGGGAATTTAGGGGAAGTGACTGGAGCCGGTTCCCAACTCAATCCCCGATTTGTAGCGGAGATGATGGGCTTCCCACCGAATTGGACGGAATTACCTTTCCAAAGTGGAGAAACGAAAGCATTAAAGGTTATGGAAATGCCATAGTACCACAAATAGCATACGAACTTTTCAAAATAATAGAACATGAGAATAAAAATCAAAGCACCACAGCGCAACAGCAGGACAACATTTCGTCAAAGTGAAATTGACCGCATGAAAGAAGTAATCAGGCACCAGCAAATCCGCATCAGGGAACTTGAAACTGTGCTAAAAGTACAGGACATTGACAAAGATGATGAGCATATAAAGGCCACACACCTTGCAATCAGGTCGGTATTTCCGTACTATCAGCCCGAATTTATCAAGGTGAAAGCCCGTAAACGTGAGGTATTGGAATTGCGGCAGATATTCATTTGGATTTTGCGGCATAAAACCTCGTTATCGTTGCAGAAAATCGGTCAATTATGCGGTGGCCGTGACCACTCCACAATGATACACAGCGTTGAAACGGTGGACAACCTGATGACTTTTGATAAATCATTTGCCCGGAAGGTTGAAGCGGTTAAAAATGCTTATCAAAACTTTGCAGAACAGATTTAATTTACTATATTTGCACCATGTTAATACTCGATATATGTTTAAGTGACCTGCCCAGTGAGGCAATCACTACCGGAAAGAACGGAAAGAAGTACATAAAGCTCGTATGTGCTGAAAGAAAGACCGAAGGAAAGTTCGGAGAAACCCATTACATTGCCCTATCCCAAACCAAAGAGGAACGGGAAGCGAAGAAACCTGCAACCTATGTGGGGGGTGCTAAAAATGTAAGTTACAAAAATGTAACATCCGAGCCGAAAGTAAGTGCAACCGATGACCTTCCATTTTGATGCAGAACAAAATCATTGAAACCTGCGACCAAATCTGCTCAATGTTGGTGGAAAAGAATGCCAAGTATGGAAACTCCGCACTGGAACCAGTGCGAGTTTTCAGCAAGGCATCCACAACCGAGCAGTTGCTTGTCCGCATTGATGACAAGTTGAGCCGCATAAAAACAACCGGGATGGAAGCACCTGATGAAGACACTTTGAATGACCTTATCGGCTACCTTATCCTGCTGAAAATCGCAACGAAAAAAGAAACGACCAACCCTGAATATAGACACAAGATATGACACACGAGGATAAGAGAAAACACTTTATTGCACACGCACGTAAAGGAATGAAGATGCAGGTTGTTGATGCCTGTAAAGGTGTGGCAAGTTATGCCACCGTGATAAAGGCCCTGAACAATCCAAGCAAGTATAAAAGCAAAAAGGAGCAGCAGGTAATTGACACCGCCTTTGCATTGCTATGACAACAGAAGACAGGGGCTTTAAAACGGTGGTATATTGGAAAGACCAGATGCTATCCTTTGAGCCCGTTCCCGATGACGAACTTGAAAAGACGCTGAAAAAATATCGGAAGAAAGGATTTAACGCTGAACCGATTTCGGATGACCTGATAAAAAAAATTGCAGAAAGTTTGAAAATATAAAAACTTATACTATATTTGCATCATGGAAACACAAATAAAAGTCACACACACAGGCA